TTAGCCATAGTTTCCTGCAACTCACTACCCTCAGAAGATGTTGGGTCATGAACATCTATTTGACCCTTTGATGTATCCATTTTTACGGGCAAAGTAACTCCGTCTGCACCAAATCTATTCTTGACTATGTGCAACCGAGCAGTATTATTAATCTTGTCTTCAGTCTTGCGGCTAAGAGAAAGTAGAACATCGGCTGTTTTAACCTTGTTATAACTCTCACCGATTTTATCGGCTTCAATTACTTCATCATTAATACTGGACCGTTGTGTCTGACTTGCGGTCCAAATTGGAACTTGTAATTCTCCTGCTATTGAACGAAGTTCCTCATAAATATACCCCAATTCCTCATGTCTAGCATTAGAACGAGTAGGAGTTTTCATCAAGTCGGCATAGTCAATGATTATCAAGTCTGGTCTAAAATCGTGAATTGATAGGTAATCAATATGCGATAACAATGTATGATACGATGCCGTTCTTGTTGGAAAGTATTTAATAAGTAGTCTACCAGTTACCTTTTCAATGACCGATTTTACACTTTCTAGGTGGTGTTTTAGAGCGGAAGGTTCAATTCCAGTGAAAGAAGTGTCATATCTGATACCTTGATAGTTCTCGTTCAACTCATATGTATAGTGAATTACATTTTTTCCCTGTTGAAGAGCAGCTTTACCCAAGTGAGTTAAGGCCCAAGACTTACCAATACCAGAAGGTGCAGCAATAACACCCAATTCGCCGGGACCAAGACCACCATCAAGATACTTATCAATGATTTTCCAACCAGTAGGTAGTGTATCTCTGGATGCTTCTATGTGTCTCTTTTCAAAGTCCTCATCCCAACGAAGACCAATATCTTTTTGTGTCCCGGCTTTCATTGCACTATCAATCATCAACTTGATTTCCCCATACTGACCACGTTGGAGTAAATCAGCAGAACGCAGAATAGCATTCTTCAATGTTTGATTTTTACTGAATTCAAGAAACTTATCCTGAACATACTCAAGGTCTGTATCAGTAAAATGCATCTTACTGTTCTTGAGTTGGTCTAAAACCTCAATCTTTAGACTTTGATTTTTTTCTATCTCACCAAACTCTGCACGGAAAAATTCCATCGTTGGATTTTTTCTATACTGAACATAGTATTCAACAATCTTTGATACAATCCACTGAGATGCAGTGCTGTCAAAGAAGTTTGGGTTGATAACATCAAACGATTGTGCTAGGAATGACCCGTTACGAATGAGTGATGCAATTACCTTACTTTGAAAGGCAGGTCCAAATTCTGTGAGCTTATCAACATTAGCATTATAGTCTACCATTAAACCTCGTCAGTGGTGAAAAAGTTTGTTGCAACCAAAAGTCATAGTTTTGCATTGACGGTAGAATATTATACTCTTTTAGTAGATTTGTCAAGATGGGTTTATCAAGAATTTGTTCAGTTTCTTCAATTCTATTCAACACCTTCATCTTATTCATATCACTCATATTTGCTGAGGCTAGTGACATAAGATATAAATTTCTTTCTAAGATATCACCACTATCGGCAATCTTTTGCATAACCTTTGATTTGTGTGCTTTTGATATATTAACCAAATCATCTAACCCCAATCTGGTTTCTTCGCTCAATTCAGGAACAAACTTCAATAGGGTTTTAGTTCCCAAACCTTTTATGCCGGGAATATTGTCACTATTATCTCCCGTCAGGGACCTATACAGTAGAAAGTTATTAGGGTGGATTTTGTATTCATCCAAAATAGCATCTACTGTATAGGTCTTTTTCTTGACGGGATTCCAAACTTTGATATTCTCATTGACCAACTGAAGAAAGTCTTTATCTGTTGAGTAAATGATACTCTCACCACCCTTTTCCTCTGTATGGGTTGCGATATACGAAATGATATCGTCCGCCTCTACATGGTCAAGAGTAATAGTGGTAATAGGCAAATTCATTAGAGCCTTTGCAACAATCACCAACTCGTATTTCATCAAGTCCTTTTCGTCTTGTTCGGTAGTCATATCATATGCACGATTCAATCGTGTCACAGGCTTTCTACCAGACTTATATTCGGGGTATAAGTCACGACGACGTTTACTACCACCTTTACCATCAAAGATTACATAAACTCTTGTAGGAGTAAAACTACGAATAGCAAAACCTACTGACTTGAGAAACCCTGTTACACCACCAATGTGATTGCCGTTATCATCCATAGTTGGGATTGCTGCAAAACTACGGATAAAAGTATTCATACCATCAATGATGAGAACACGGTCATTAAGAGAAAGACTTTTCTGTTCTTCTCTTTCACTCAACATATTATTAAATGCTTTCAACAGTTCTTCAGTCACGATTATTCCTCGTTGGAAATTTCAAAGATTGGTTCTACATCTGTAGAACGATAGGACATAATAATATTCTCACAAATGTTATTATAAAACAATTCCTTTCGTTCCTTGTCAGCTTCTAGGAATTCTGGGAAATCTTTTGATTGGAATTTGTGTTCCTCACCACTATCATCGGTAAATGAATACCAAGCACCACTTTGTTTAATAATCTTATTTTGTTTCATAACCTTTAACCACGATGAATAATCATCAATACCACGGTCAAAATAGATATCAAACTCAGCAACTCTGTGTGGAGGTCCACAACGATTTTTCTGAACCGTAGCCTTCACGGTTACTCCAATCACATCACCACTACTGTTCTTAATCTTACCTGTAGTTGCAAGTCGGAGACGAACAGAGGCGTGGAACTGGATTGCCTTACCACCACTCGTTGTATACTGGTCACCGAATGGCATAGCGTTCATCTTCTGTCTCAACTGGTTAGTGAAGATTAGCAGCACTCGTTGTTTTGCTAGTAGATTGGTAATCTTTCTCATAGCCTTACTGAGAATAATTGCCTTATCTGTAGCATAACCATCCTTACCAAAGTCGGCTTCAATCTCTTTCTTGGTAGAAGCGGCAGCAACTGAATCAACCACGATTGTGACCAACTTATCCTTGTCGGCTTTCCTGACCTTTTCAATAACATTGGTAATCATATCAAACACATCCTCAAGGGCATCTGCTTGAACATATACCATCTTAGTCATATCAAGACCAATGGAACGCCAGAACTCTTCGTTAGCCGAAGACTCCGTGTCAATCAAAATACCTACACCACCAGCCTTTTGTGTGCTGGCGATGGCGTGAGCGGCGAGAAGACTTTTACCAGATTGTTCAAGACCCGTTAATTCTACAATCCTCCCCACCGGAAAACCACCATGTGGACGATTGCTGATAGCAAGGTCCAACATGGTGGCTCCAGAGGAAACCCAATCATCTAAATCAATTGGGGTATCTTCACCACCGTCAAGAAAGTAGGCTACCTGACCATCAGTTTTCATCATTGAGTTAAGACTATCTGCAATAGTCTGTGCTAACTCATCGCGGTCGGGTGTATCAACCTTTTTCTTTATTGGCATTTATTACTCTGCGAAGAGCGATTCAAACTCATCAACAGCACTCTTAACGGGAGCACTTGTCTGTTGAGGAGCAGCAACAACAGGTGTGGTTACCTGTTGTGTTACACTCGTCTCAGGAGCATCAACCGCACCATCGGGGTCAAGGTATCTCTTGAGGAACGCACTGAGTTCTTCAAAGGAAGGTTCCTTATACAGAGAACGAAGGTCGGGCTGACTTGTGGTCCAATTCTCTACCAGACGAGCATCATCACTGAGAGGAGTCTGATTAGGCTTTGGCATCACCGAAGTCTTCGGGAAATTGGTGTCACTCTGTTCCTGTGGAATATAAGTGACGGTAATATCACGACCTGTCTCAATGTGAGTAATATCACCATAGTCGGGGTCAGCGATAATTTGTAGAAGCTCTTGGTAAACGGTCTTACCGAATGACCAGAAGCGGACACCTTCATCCTCTTCACCACGAACAACTACGGGAACAAAAGTACGGAGCTTAGGCATAAACTCACGGGCTTGCTGGTAAGACTCACGACTACCATCACCACGAAGGTTGTCAGCGAATTCAGCAATCGGGTCACGATTACCATAAGTCATAGGACTTAGATGAGTCTTGTTTCCAAGATAGTGGAAGTAAAGCTCAGAGAAGGGATTCTCAGGCCTATCAGTCAGAGGAACGATACGAACGACCGTCTTGCCCTCAGTGGGCTTCCAGAAAGCGGAGGAACGCTGTCCCTGTCCTTGAAACGAATTAAGCTTCGCACGAAGTGCAGAAATGTCTAGTGACATAGTACTTCTCCTTATTGTTTAGGGTTTAATTTTTACTACTCTAGTAATATAATAAAGTTTAGTATTTAAGTCAAGTCTTATTTTTTATTTGTTACAATTTTATTAGACATCCTGTGGGTCAGGAATGAATACAGAAGTCTTTCCGTCCTTGTCCGGAATCAACTCAAACGCTGGGACTTCCCAAGTTTCTGTTGACCTATATAATTTGTGATATGCTTTTTGTTGGTCTGGGCTAATACCAGATTTTTTTGCAAATTCTTCTGGTGAATATGTATCACCAACATTAACATCTAGATTTCTGACCTTATCCTCAACCGTATTTAAAAATTTGTCATGCTTTGGATTTCCAGTAGACATATCAGATGCTCTTTGGGTTCGGCCTTGAAGTTCTGGGTCGTCCCACCAATCACCCTTTTTATATTTGGGGTCATCGTATTTACTTGGTTTCTTTTTATTTCCAAATTGTGCTTCAATATCTTTCATATCGTGACCTTGGTGATACATCTTAGATGCTTTCTCAAAGTCTTGTGGATTGTCAGTAATTTGCCTTAGCTTTTCTACTGCATCAAAATCAGCATCTGCACCAGCTTTAGCTCTTTGTCTCTTGG